AATAGATCATTCATTATGCAATCCTTCCGTTAGCATAATATTCGCTGGCCATATAACGCCCTTGACGAAGCCTGCTTTTCAAATGCTTGATTACTTTATCATTAGGATTTGGTTGAGCAACTTCTTCTGATAACAGTGTTGGATAAACACGCAACATACGTCTAATGCTTTCAATCTGCTTATCTGCAGGCATGCTTTTTATCAACTCTCTGTATTTTTTGTTACTAATTGGCTTGCTCATCTGTCTCTCCTTAAAAGTATCTTACTATTAAGATAACACAGATAGCATGTGTGTCAACCTCTTTTTAAACTTATTTTATAACTTCCTGGGTTATGAGGTGCATTTGTCCATGTTTGAATGTGTGGATTTTGCGCACACCATGTTTGGAATTCACGCATTATAGCACCCTGTCCTGTGATTACTACAACACTTTTTTGCTTCATATAATATGCATCGCTGATGCGAGTATTAAACATATTCCAAGCACTGTGCAGTGTGTATCCATGTAAATCTATTACCATTGCTTTGCCTTTTCTGGTTGACGACACACATAAACATGTTATTGTATATATACTGTATTCTAGCATAGGAGAAGTTATGCTAAAGTTCAAAGATTTAGTTTTTAAGGAAGATCCAGATATTCCTTTAACAAGTGCAAGAGTAGATTACGAACTTTATACACTGAGTGTGGTAAAGGAAAGACTAAACAAAGGCACTTATGAAATTGCAATACTTAGAGACGGTGTCTTTGTGCGGTTGCCTGGAATAAACACCGGTGCCGGCGATACGGTTTTGCGATATCTCACTGAAGAAAATGTGACTGGCGTAATGGTAAAGTTGGCTAGTATTACACTGAATCCAGGAATTTTAGTAGACTCACCGTTTGGGTCTGCTATGGCATATCACGACTAATACACAAACTCCGTAGGTATTTAGGAAACCATAAATACACTACTATAGGAGTTTGTATATGCCCCGTATTTCTATGTGGCAAAATGGTGCCCATACCAACGATTTTAAGTTCTTTGATAAACGTATCAGTGAAATGTTTACAGTTGGTGGTACTGGTATCAATGTACACAAATATGTGGGCCTTATTGACCAAGGACCCAGTGACGATGCATCACAACCACGTGTAACTGCAGATGATCCTCTGGCCATACAAGATTTTTTGTTTTTAGAAAACAGAGACCGCAAGTATGATTCAGATGTTTATAACCTGCGTGGCATATACAATGTTGCAGATACAGACTTTGATCTAAGCCAATTTGGATTGTTCTTAAGCAACGACACTGTGTTTATTACATTCCATCTCAATGAAATGGTTGAAGCATTAGGTCGCAAACTCATGTCTGGCGACGTGCTAGAACTTCCACACTTGAAAGATTATCACAGTTTAGATACCAGCATAGATCTTGCACTATCTCGTTACTATGTGGTGCAAGAAGGCACTCGCCCAAGTGAAGGATACAGTCCTACTTGGTGGCCACATCTATGGCGTGTGAAATGTACACCACTAGTAGATTCACAAGAGTACAAAGACATACTTGACAAGATTCAGGTTGATCCTAGCACTGGCGAAGAAACAACAAGCACACTGCGTGACTTGTTAAGCACTTATCAAAACGAACTTGAGATAACCAACAAGGTTGTTGAACAAGCAGAAAATGAAGTGCCAGAAAGTGGATACGATGTAAGCAAATTCTACGTTGCTCCTGTAGACGAAACAGGCAATCCACTAGAGCCTGCAGGACATAGAGCAGATGTAACTGGACTTAGCACAGACAGCGAACAACAAGATGCTAGTAACACACGCATTACACCACAGAATGCTAATGCTTACAGTGGCTATCTAGTAGGCGACGGGCTTGCACCAAACGGACATCCTGTTACAATGGGCACCAGTTTCCCTTCGGATGCAGTAGAAGGATCATATGTATTAAGAGTAGATTTTTTACCTAACAGACTGTTTAGACTTACAGGTAGTAGATGGCAAAAAGTTGAAGATGATGTACGTCGCAATCCAACACCAGGTGCAGCAGGACAAAAGAGTCTTAAGAGTGGATTTATCAACAACACAGATACAACTACGCAGGATGACAACACTGTTATTTCACAGCGTCAAGCACTCAGCAAAGCACTTGAAATACAGGAGGACAATGACTAATGCCACAAATGTTCTTTTATGACGAACAGGTAAGACGTTTCCTGCTGCAGTTTATTCGTGCATTTAGCAACTTCCAAGTTGAATATGGCAAGGATCGCGATGGTAATACTACACTGGTTACAGTTCCTGTTCGTTACGGTGATGCTACAAGACAGGTGAGTAGTATACTGCGCAACAACAGTGAAAATGCTGTTATCCCTACACCAATGATGAGTGCATATGTTACAGCAATGGAATATTCAAGAGAACGTGTGCAAGAACCTTATTGGGTAGACAAAAAACACATTCGCATGCGTAAATATGATCAGGACACTGGGCAGTACACAACATCACAAGGCAATGCTTTTACAGTAGAACGATTGATGCCTGTGCCATATGATCTAAGCATGAATTTGGACATCTGGACATCGAACACCACACAAAAATTACAGTTGTTAGAGCAAATACTTGTGTTGTTTAATCCTAGTTTGGAAATACAATCAACAGACAACTATCTAGATTGGGGCAGTCTCAGTTACATTCAGTTAGAAAACACAACTTGGAGTAATCGTACTGTGCCTGTTGGCGTTGATGAAACCATAGACATTGCTACACTAAGTTTCAAAATGCCAATATGGCTAAGTGCACCAAGCAAAGTTAAAAAACTAGGTGTTGTAACTAAAATTGTTGCCAGCATATATGATGATAACGGTGGTATAGCAGACGGAGTGATAGACGGACAGATACTAATGGGAGAACGTATGAAGTTTACTCCTATGAACTTTGGTATACTGATGTTGGGCAACACCATACAAATATTAGATAGAAACGAAACAGTTACAAACAAAGTAAATGGTAGCATACTAAACGATCCACCAGAAAAAATTGGCACAGATGATATAACATGGAAGGCACTTGTAAATCAATACGGAGAACTGCAAGCAGGTGTTAGCCAGGTTCGGTTAGAAACACCAGTAGGAGAAGTGGTTGGCACAGTTGCTTTTCATCCAACCAATGATTATCAATTGTTGTTTACTGTAGACACCGACACAATACCCACAAATGATCTAGATCCTGTTGACAAGGTAATAAACCCACTTAAGGTTGCACCTGGTGCAGGACTACCTGCAAATGCAACAGGACAAAGATATATCATACTAAACAGCATTGGCGATACAGACAACGCTGATGGTCCAGATGCTTGGAAAGATGATGTGGGCAATGATTTTTATGCAAGTGCAAACGACATCATAGAATATGATGGTGTGCGTTGGAACGTGGTATTTGACAGTAGTACCGAAACGGGTGTACACTATGTAACTAATACCACATCAGGAATTCAATATAGATGGACTGGCTCAACTTGGGTCAAGTCTTGGGAAGGCGAATATCAAGCAGGCGAATGGAGCATCGTAATCTAAACCGCAGTGTTGGCACACTGTTTTACGCTATAGAAACACAACGCTATATGTTTTTATTAAGAAGTGCTCGTAATCACGACAGCACTTGGGGGTTCTGTAGCGGAAAAGTTGAAGTAGGCGAAAGTGATATACAAGCACTAGAACGTGAAATTATTGAGGAACTTGGTTTTCAACCCAATGTTACCAAACACATTCCTGTTGAAACATTTACAAACAGTCGAAAAGGATTTACTTTTCAGACCTATGTGAGCATTGTTGGGCAAGAATTTGTGCCTAACTTAAACAAAGAAAACAAGGGTTATGCTTGGACTGTGATAGAAAATTATCCCAAGCCACTTCATCCAGGTGTATACAATACACTAAACGCTGATGAAATTATGGCTAAATTTAAAACTGTTCAGTCTATCTGGCAATAGCACCTAGTTGTGCTTCACTGATGTAGTGACTATAATCTATTTGTCTAAAGTTTTTACACCAATCTAATTCGTCTGGGTATCTACTGTTGTTAATAGTAGACACACGCACAAATTCTGTATCAGGATACATGTTGATTAATCTTACTAAAGCGTCAGTAAATTTATTGTTCTGACCTTCAATTTCTTTTATGTTTGTGTATAATTGGTGTTGATCAAAATAAACATTTTCATTGCCTTGGTTATACCAATCAAATCCTAAAAGATATAAAGTCTTGTGTCCGTCTGCTGCAGCAACATGGGCCGCTAGTACGCCTGTTGGAGCATTATAATAATGTGGATACAGATGGAAAACACCAGGGTTAGCAAGGATATGTCTAGCGTTACTATAAACAATGTTGTCTTCGCAATAGCCACTGGCTGCTATTTCTGCACAAAGTTGTTTTTGAAATACAAGTAAAAAAGTTGGACTAAAATCTTTGTAAAGAAGATTGCATCCATAACTTTGCCCTACACTGCGCACTCCACCTTCTCCGCCAACTTGACCAGTTAGCAGAGTTAAATCAAAATTTTTCCTGCTAGGACCATTGCCAATGATGTGTGCTGTAAGATTGTCGGGTTCGTTGAGTATGCTTTTTGCAATCCAAATACGGTTTTCTTCTTTGTTTGCATCACGCCAACTAGTAGATTGTACAACAATCTCACCTTCATAATCAGCCGTGTAATAGTGTTGCATTATATAACACCGACTGCTACTTCAATAAGTTCTTCTTTATTTGATGTTTTGTTTACTAATGATTTACCAATTACACTTCCATAGCGAGGATCTCCCTCTTCACGCCAGGCTTCTGCACAGCCTGGTACACTACTTGAAATCATTAGATCACCTTTGTGAACTTCTCCAACCACTCTACATGGCACACGCCCTTGTAATGCAACATAAGGCGCATGATCAACTTGATCTGGCAAGTCCATGTTCATTTTAAACGCAGGTTTTTCACTTACTACGCCTGCTTTGCGTCTGTCCATTTTTGTAGTTGATTGTGTAACTTCTTTTTCTCCGCCAAATATTAATACTGTTCCTAGAGCATATTCTGCATCTGCTTCATAACTTTCCGCTAAGTCAGCGTATTTTGCGGCTGTTGCTGTACCTTGATATTCACCATCAGATAAAGTAATGTTGCCCCACATTCTAATACGGCGACCGTCACCACCACTAGACTGCACACCAACAATATTAAGTCCACTGCCAAACATACCTACACCAATCTTACCGTCGTTGCTGTCTGTTTGATTAGAATTGTAAAAGTATAAGTAGTTGCCACTGTTAACGGTTATATTTGTTGCCAGCGTATCAGCGGTATCACTCCTCAAGAAACTTGCTGATGAAATGCCATCAAGTGTGTCAGCATCTAGTCCAGAACCAGCGCCGTCTACAGTTTTAATCTTGGTTAAAACA